CCAGAACATCTCAAAGACGCTGAAGAAAGGCTTGAGAGGTACGGACGTTGGGCAGCAGATAGACCGCAGATCAAGACCTGCGGAAGTGCTGAAGGAAGATACAAGATTCCCCAAGATGACATTGACAGACAGCCAAAGACATTCAATTCAATCGACGAAATGATGCAATGTCAAAGGGCATTAGCTGCTGTAAGAAAAGAAGAAAGACAAGTTCTAGCAATCCTGTACATCCCAAGAAAAGTTCCCATTGAGGCGCAAATCAGGATGTTTAAGCTGGACAAAAGGATGTTTCCAGAAAGACACATCTCCGGTCTGAAGCAATTTGACATCTTGCTAAAAACCGTGGTATAAAGCATTACCTCATCACGGGATGGGAGCATCGCATGGCTCAAGCCAGGGCGAGGCGTCTTTAAGGCCAGAGGGCCTTTTTTCATTTGGGGGCAAGATGCTGAAGAACCCTGCCAAAGAGATGCAGAAGTATCTCGACCAGAACAAGCGCAAATACCAGCAGACCAAGTTCATGAAGGCTTACCGCATGGCTGATGAGTTTGGTAAGGGCTACGAGGTAATCGAGATGCAAAAAGCCATGAAGGGCAAGAAGAAATGATCTGCCCCATTGCTACGCAAGACATCCAAGAGAACCTCAAGGCTAGGGATTGGGCCTTCAAGAATGTTGGCTATGGTCCAGCAAACCCAGAGGAAGAAAACGAGGACTTCTGGCAAGCCAAATCAGACGAATGGCAGACTCCTATCGAGGAAGCCAAGTCAATGCGTTGCGGAAATTGCGCTGCATTCATCCAGACTCCAGAGATGATTGACTGCATTGTTGCAGGAATACAACAAGAAGAGTCTGACCAAGAAACGTACGCCAATGAAGTACAAGACGCTGCGAATCTTGGTTACTGCGAACTTTTCGAGTTCAAGTGTGCTGGAAACAGAACTTGCTCTGCTTGGTTAAGTGGTGGACCAATCACTCAAAAGCTGACTCAGAAGCAAAAGCAGATGCTGCGAATTGCCAAACACGAAGCAATGAAAGGGATGGAATATGAAGATGACTCCGAAGGGCCAGAAGAAGGTAGCTAAAGTGATGTCCGAATGGGGCAAAGGAAAGCTCCACTCTGGCAGCAAAAAAGGACCAGTAGTTAAGAGCCAATCCCAGGCCGTTGCGATTGCAATGAGCGAAGCTCGCAAGGCGATGAAAAAGAAATGACTGCCGCCTGGACCAGAAAAGAGGGAAAGAATCCAAAGGGTGGCCTCAATGAAAAAGGCCGTAAGTCTTATGAAAGACAGAACCCTGGTTCTAACTTGAAGGCTCCTGTAAAGAGTGGAGACAACCCAAGAAGGGCATCTTTTCTGGCAAGAATGGGAAATATGCCTGGTCCAGAATACAAGGATGGAGAGCCAACAAGACTCCTGTTGAGCCTAAAGGCTTGGGGAGCAAACAGCAAGGCAGATGCTAAAGCGAAGGCTAAGGCAATCAGCGCGAGAAATAAAAAATGAGTCTACTAGAAGACGAAATTAAGCCAACACCAAGGAATTACATACTTGGTTTATTGGCTGATGCAGCACAAAGGGCAAATGAGACGGTAAGTCGACCTGCTGGATACGACAATCCGCCTGGCCGAATGCTGATGAGTCTTCTTGGTGTTCCTGCAATTGCTCAGACTCTTGATAGATTGTCTTATGGAGAGCCATTGACCACTGGCAGAGGAATGACAACAAAAGTCAGACCAGAAGCAATGGAAGCAGCAATGGCAATTGCTCCTGGAGTTGGGCCAGCAACAAAAGCAACTGCTAAAGCAGCTAAAGCCGCTGCAAAAGAACTTGGACCAAAAGCCGCAGACATTGCAGAGCGGTACATGATGGAACAGGGGTTAGCCAAGCCAATGATTGTTTGGCATGGAAGCCCACATAAGTTTGAGAAGTTTGACTCCTCAAAGATTGGGACGGGTGAGGGTGCTCAAGCGTATGGGCATGGGTTGTATTTGGCTGAGTCTCCTGACGTAGCCAAGGCATATCAGCCGCGTGACCCCAATCTAGAGCAAAGAATCATGCAGCGGTATTCGCAAGCGGAAAAGGCAAAAGATTACCCGGCGATGCAGGTGTATGAGGATTACCTGCTGCACAAAACTCCAATGGACGTTGAGCAGGGATTGAAAGAGGCGGGCTTTGAAGGAAAAGACCTCGCGTCAGCGTTAAGAGCGCACAACATTGCAAAGAGGGAATACTTCAATCAGCGCGCTGGTTCCCTCTACAAAGTTGACTTGCCCGACGAGCAAATTGCAAAGATGCTTGATTGGGATAAGCCGCTGAGTGAACAAACGGAATATGTGCGCAAAGCATTGGAGGCGCTTGGATACAAGTACGACAAAGCTGCTTCTAATGCGTATTCTGACGCTCTACTGTCAGCGCTTGAGGGAGACGCAACTTTGGCATTGCCAAAAATGCCTCGCAACCCACAAGGTTCTGAGATTGCTCGCGGACAGGGAATTTTCGACGCTCCAAAAGACAAAGTTATTGCAGAAAAATTGCGTCAAGCAGGTATCCCTGGCATCCGCTATCTTGACCAAGGCTCACGCGGTGCAGGTCAAGGCACCAGCAACTTTGTAGTGTTTCCTGGAGAAGAAGAGTTGCTTAAAATCCTTGAGCGCAACGGGATACCAATAGAGTCACTACTGTAAACTTAAAGAGTAATTGCTATAAACTTAAGCCCGATGGCCCGAAAGGAGTCGGAAACATGAATAAACAATCCTTAAATAATCGAGGAAGACCAAAAGGCTCACCAAATAGGGCTACGGCAGACGTACGGGCCGCTATAGCCACTTTTGCAGAGGGTAACGCACACAAGCTCCAGGAATGGCTTGATCGCGTTGCAGAGGGTTCTGAGGGCATTAGGCCAGATCCTGCAAAAGCCGCAGATTTGTATCTGAGGGCAATTGAGTACCACATTCCAAAGCTGGCTAGAACTGAAGTCAGTGGTGCTAATGGCGAGCCTATCAAGCAGGTGATTACTTGGGCCAAGTAAACGAGATCGTAATCCCGTATAGCCCAAGAACACCGCAGTTAGCAATACACAGTGCTCTTGACCACAATAGATTCGTTGTTGTCGTTGCCCACAGACGGATGGGAAAGACTGTATCGGCCCTGAATCATCTGATTAAAGCCGCAGTCGAGAACGAGAAAGAAGCTCCAAGATACGCTTACATAGCTCCGACCTACACTCAAGCAAAGAGAGTGGCTTGGGACTATTTGCTTAAGTACACAGCTCCATTGAGCGCAACAGCAAACCACTCTGAATTGAGGGTGGACTTCTGGGGGCGCAGGATAAGTCTGTACGGATCTGACAACTTTGACTCACTTCGGGGCCAATACTTTGATGGTGTTGTCCTGGATGAGATTGGAGACCAAGACCCAAGAATCTGGAACGAGATCATTCGTCCATCACTTGCTGATAGACAAGGCTGGGCGCTGTTTATTGGAACTCCCAAAGGGGCGAACCACTTTAAGGATTTAAGAGACAGGGCTGGAGAAGAACCTGGCTGGGCATCACTAGAGTTCAAAGCCTCTCAGACGCAGTTAATCCCGCATGAGGAATTGGTTGCTGCTAAGAGGGAGATGGGTGAAGACAAGTACCAGCAAGAGTTTGAGTGTTCTTTCAATGCTGCTGTGGAGGGTGCTTATTACGCAACCTTCCTCAATGAGTTGGAAGAAAAGCAACGGATGGTTGAGATTGAAAGAGACGATCTCACAAAGACCTTCACGGCCTGGGACTTAGGAGTTGGTGACTCAACAGCAATCTGGGTGCTTCAGGCTGCTGGGCAAGAATACAGAGTCATGGACTTCGTGGAAAATCACGGTGTTGGACTTGATTGGTACGTAAACTGGATTAAAGAAAACAAGTGGCACACTGCCGAGCACATCCTGCCTCATGACGTTGAGGTTAGGGAACTCGGAACGGGACGCAGCAGAAAAGAAATGCTGCAAGAAGCAGGACTTAGCATTACTGTCGCGCCAAGACTGTCTGTTGCTGATGGCATTCAGTCAGTGAGGAGAATGCTTCCAAAGTGCTGGTTCAATATGCCAAAAGTTAAGCAAGGACTTGACGCTTTAAGAAACTATCGGCGCGAGTACGACGAAAAAAGAAACGTCTACTTTGACAAGCCGCTACACAATTGGGCCTCTCACGCAAGTGATGCATTCCGATACATGGCTGTTGGAATAAACACACAAGGCGGCGATTGGAGCAAGCCTTTGTCCGTGAACTTAAAGTGGGTGGTCTGAATGTGGGTTGACAAACAAGGAAACCTTCCGGCGCTTCTTAAGTCTTTGCAAGACAGAATCGCCAAACTGGAATCTGAAGTTGAAGGATTGAAGAATGAATCAAGAGAGCCTGAAAAGCCTGCTGGATCAGGAAATCGACGACGCTATCGGCTACGTGCAGAGCGAAACGACGGAATCGAGAACGAAAGCTCTGGAGTATTACCTTCGCTATCCGTACGGGAATGAGGTAGAAGGCCGCAGCCAGATTGTTACTGGCGAGGTTGCAGAAGTCATTGATGGCGCATTGCCTCAACTGATTCGCATCTTTACTGCTAGTGATGATGTCGTTCGGTTTGAGCCTGTTGCTCCTGGCGACGAAGGTCCAGCTAAACAAGCCACAGACTACACAAATTGGGTTTTCTACAAAGACAACCCTGGCTTTGCTCTGCTGCACGATTGGTTCAAAGACGGACTCCTTGAGAAAGTCGGCATCGTTAAGGCTTATTGGGACGATTCCTACGACATCACCAAGGAAACTTACCAAGACCTGACAGACGATGAGTTGACCCTCCTACTTTCGGATGGTACTCGGGAGATCGCTGAACAAGAGACGGTTAGTTATCCTGTCTTTAATCCAGATGGGTCACCAGCGGTTGGTCCTGATGGCGCTCAACTGATTCAGTCTTCTCATAGCGTAAAAGTTATGAAGAAGACAAAGATTGGGCGAGTAAAGATTGAGAATCTGCCGCCAGAAGAGTTCCTGATCTCTAAGCGTGCTAGGACGATTGCTGACTCGCCTTTCTGCGCACATCGAGTTTTGCTTGCTAGGTCTGATCTGGTTGCGATGGGTTATCCGCAAGAGATTGTTGACAACCTGCCTGCTTACGACGATCTGAGTTTCTCTCCAGAGCGTGTGGCTCGATTCTCTGAAGGAGAGCAACCAAGCGGAATGGAGTCCAACGACCCATCAATGCAGGAAGTTGAAGTCTATGAGTGCTATATCCGCGCTGACATGGATGGAGACGGAATCGCAGAGTTGCATCGGGTTGTTTACGCTGGCAAAAAGATCATGGAGCAAGAGGAAACGGACTATGTTCCGTTCCACAGTCTCTGTCCTATTCCAATTCCCCATAAATTTTATGGGTTGAGCCTTGCTGACAAAGTAATGGATCTTCAACTCCAGAAGTCCACTATTACTCGGCAGATGTTGGATAACTTGTATCTGACAAACAATGCGCGGGTTGGTGCTGTTGAAGGCCGAGTCAACATTGAGGACTTGCTGAGTGTCACGCCTGGTGGCGTGGTTCGGATGAAAGATCCGAATGCGGTTGTTCCTCTTGCTGTGCAGCCAGTTGCAAATCAAGCCTTTCCGATGCTTGAATACCTGGATCAAACGCAAGCAAAGAGAACTGGCATTTCTGATGCAAGTCAGGGCCTAGATCCAAACATCCTGCAAAACGTCACTGCAACGGCTGTTGCTGCCTTCCAAAACGCATCTTCTGGCAAGCTGGAATTGATCGCCAGGATCTTTGCTGAGACGGGTGTAAAGAGTCTGTTTAAGGGAATCCTGCATCTGCTGTGCAAGTATCAGGACAAGCCACGCATCATCCGCATGAATGGTCAATATGTGGCGATGGATCCAAGGATGTGGAGCAATCAATATGATGTCTCTATCTCTGTGGGTCTTGGTACTGGGAATCAGCAGCAACAGATGGCAATGCTGTCGATGATCCTGTCCAAGCAAGAGCAAATTCTCCAGCAATACGGGCCTGCCAATCCTTTGGTGAGCGTTGGTCAATATCGGGAGACGCTTGGAAGGATGATCGAGGCGGCTGGATTCAAAGATGCGGCTACCTTCTTCAAGACGATTACGCCACAGATGGATCAGGCTTTGAGCAATCCGCAGCCTCAGCAGCCGCAGCAAGATCCTGCTACACAAGCAATGATGGTTCAGGCAAATGCCCAGATCGCCATTGCCCAGCAAAAAGCTCAAGCAGACATTCAGTTGGCAAGAGAGAAAGCTGCTGCCCAGATTCAGTTGGAGCGTGAGAAGGCTGCTGCTGAATTGGTCAGGAAGAAGCAAGAATTTGAAGCCGAGGTCCAGTTGAAAGCCGCTAAAGTCGGTGCTGGCATTGCAACAAACGTACAAATTCCGGGGTAATTATGGCTGATATTGAAACTGGCTACGGAAGCGACAGTTACTACGGACCAGGTGGTTATTATTGGGAAGGCTCTGGTCAACCATCTGGAGCATCACAGAACAATGCTTGGCAGACGATGATAAATCCGGCTGCTACGTTTATTCCACAAACGCTTGCTGGATTGCCATTGACAAGCCTTCCTATTGAGGGCTACCAAGATCGTTATTTTGGTCAGGGGTATGGCTATGGTGCTGGAAGGTTTATTGACCAAACAACCCCGTTGGCGATGCAGTTTGGCGCTCCACAGCAAACGATTCAAACTCCAACTCAGCGTCCTCTCTATACCCCTTCGGCCTGGGAAGCTCCTGCTATTGGTACAGTGGTCCAGAAGCAAGGAGATCAAACGCTTGCCAACATTCAGACTCAACTGACCAATTTAGCCAATCAGCAAGCATCTTTGCAAAACCAGTTGGCTGGTGGAATTGAGTTGACTCCTGAACAGATCAATATGATCGGAAGTCAGTTCAAGCCTACTGACCTATCTGGGCTGCAAAGCGAGTTGGACGCTCTTAAGGGGCTATACAAGCCGACAGATTTGACGAGCATACAAGACCAGCTAAACACGCTAAAAGACCTGTATCAGCCTGCTGACTTGACTTCATTGCAGGACCAGTTGAAATCCTTAAAGGATCTATATCAGCCAACCGACTTAACTGCATTGCAGGATCAGATTTCTTCGTTGAGAGACCTATATCAGCCAGCAGATTTGACATCTTTGCAAAATCAGTTGGCATCTTTGAAAGATCTGTATGGTTCTTTTGATCTGACATCTTTGCAAGATCAACTGACAAGTCTTAAGGATCTCTATCAGCCAACGGATCTGACTTCTTTGCAGGATCAAATCTCTAATCTGAAAGATTTGTATCAGCCTGCGGATTTGACATCCTTACAGAATGAACTTGCATCTTTGAGAGATTTGTATAAGCCGACTGATCTTTCTGGATTGCTCTCAGACATCCAAGACTTGCAAAAGACTGTTGGTGGCATTGATCTTTCTGGATTGCAATCTCAACTGGCTGACTTGCAAGGCCGGGAACCTGTTGATTTGTCTTCGATCTACGACCAATTGGCAGAACTTCAGAGCCGTCCAAGTTACGAACCCGTAGACTTGTCTGCATTGCAAAGCCAACTGGATTCATTGC